TATATTATAAAATGGAAGTCATAGACATCTTACCAATTACAACTGCTTTTAACGCCGATTTTAAACTATTTAAGGAAAAGTTTGATAATGTCATAACTGAACTTGAAATAGATGAAGGTGATAAGGAATTTAGAAACAGAAATGTTCCAAAAAATAAAAAATTACATTCATTAATGCTATGTGATTTACGCAGATGGATTGAATTTAGAAAAAGTCTTCATTATAGTAATGAACTCAAATATAGTGGTAGAGTATATTTTTTAACAAAACAATTTGTTAGTGAAATACACCCTATTATTCTAAAACCAAAGGGGTGGAGATATACAGATGAGTTGTTAAAACAAAAATTTCCAAGAAAACCTGACGAAACATTAGCAGAATATAATAACCGAAAAGAAGTGTTTAATCATACACATTATACACCCCAAAATTTTGAAAATATTTATAATTTAAAATGGTATAATATAAAAATTGCTTATAAGATATTAAATTACGAATATGTAAAACCATATGAATATGATGCTACTGGTTTAAAAAATTATAATCCAACTACAAAAAAAACATCAAATAAAAATTTAAAAGCAGTAGCATATTATGGGTCAGTTAATTATCAAGGTAGAAGTTGTGGTTGGGTATTTGGTGGAATATCCGCAAGTCAAATAGAAAAATTCTGTATTCAAAACGGGTTTATTAAAGAAAAGAAAAAGAAATATCAATATAGCGATTATGCTGAATGGATACTTAAAACACTACCATAAATTATAAAAAAAATCATATAAAAAATTAATTTTGTTTTTAAAAATAAAATTAATTATTTAGAACAAAATCTAACTTAATTATATATGAACGACATCAACGAACAATATCTTAATCGTCTATACGAAGATTTAGCGAAAGAGCAAATGAAACATATGGGTGATATGAAATCAGGTTGCGAAACAGATAAGGAAAAGCAAATACATAAACAACTCACAATATTAAACACACTAATGATTAATACATTAAGATTACGCAATTTAAAAAAATCTATACTGGAAAAAATAAATTGTTAGTATATTATATATGCCTCACCATAAGAAAGTTTATTTACCTACAACCACAGGCGGAAGTGTGCGAATGTTTCATCACAGAGCAAAGAATATCAACGGAATGGGTATGGGAAGTGTCATTTTAGACAGCGGTATGGGCGGACAGAATTCGTATGCGAATATTCCAGAATACCTTCAAACTACTCATTCTAATCCTTCTATGTCTGGAAGAGGTTTAGATAGTTTATCTCACAAATTGGATAATTTGATTTTAAAAACATCTAAAAGAAAACATAAGAATATAAATTTTACTCTATAAGTATTTAGACCTATTTTTCATTTTATATATAATTTTTTTATCTTCTAATTATATATAAATGAGTGCTGATAAACTTGTATTTGACCTCTCAAGCGAAATTGAAGGAAGTCCAAATGTTTTTGTTCGCAAGGATTGGATTAATATCCTTGATAACCAGAACCAGAATTACAATTCCAATCAATCTGTGCTGGATACATCTCAACTTTCCAATTCCAATAAATATATGTCATACAGAGAGGCATATTTTTCTATGCCCCTTACCCTTACTTTAGCACAAAGTGGTGCTGACCCAGGAACTGCTGATTTTACACCTAATACTACCGCAACATCTGGCGACTATGCTTTTGGTCTAAAAAGTTGGTTCGGTCAAATTATCCATAGTTTTACTTTAGACTATAACGGAACTACGATAATTCAGCAAACTCCTTATGTGAATATGTGGAACTCATTTAAGTTGATGACATCATTTTCTTATGGTGATATTATCACTCAAGGTGCTACTATTGGATTTTATCCTGATGATTCGCAAAGTTGGGCGTTTGTTCCATCAAATCAAGCATCTTTAGCAGGAAAAGGAACTTGTAATAATTTTACCGCTACTAACTGGTCTGGTGATTTACCTATCACAAGAGGTCAGTTTAACACTTGGAATAGCGGTCTTGTTAATAAGGGTTATGTTAAGCGTATGTCTTATGTTAATTTTGACCCAGCAGGTCAGGTTGGTCCTGCTACTACATATGCTGATTTATTCCCAGTTCAATCATTAAATAATATGTGGAAGTCATATGTGTTTTTTAAACAGAATGGAACTGCTGGTGGTAATAATGGTATCGTCCAAATTGCTGTTATTGCGACTATTTATCTTAAACACATTCATTCATTTTTTGCGATGTGTCCTTTGATTAAGGGTGCTTTTCTTAAAATGACCGCAAATTTAAATAACACAACTTCATCTGTAGCAACAACGGTGGCAGCGGGTGCGATTACTAATATTACTTTGGCAGGTGTTTCCAATCCTGTTGGAGGTTGTAATCCTCTTATGTTTTCATCTGCTACTACACAAGTAAAAGCAGGATATGTTGATGGTGTTGATTCACTATATCCATCTGCTAATGCTACACTCGGTGGTGGAGCAGTCCAAACATTATTAATGAATGTTTCTGTTGGTGCTGTATGTCTTGGAACAGGGTTTCCTAATGGAGCAAATAATGCTATTCAATCTTCACCACTTTCAAGAAGTGTGTATCTTTACATCCCAGCATACACATTCAATCCTGTCTTCGAACAAGCATACCTTTCCAGTCCTATTAAATCTATTAAATATACTGACATTTATCAATACCAAGTTATTAATGTTAGTCCTACAACACCATTCAATAATCTACTCACAAATGGTATCGCAAATATAAAATCCGTATTAATTTTACCTTTCTATAGTGCTACAGGTGGAGCAAATGGTTTAAATAATATTCCTTGCTATCAGTCGCCGTTTGATACTGCTGGAACTGGAACTACTTCACCTCTTTGTCTTCTTGGAAACTTTAATGTAGTAGTTTCAGGGCAAAATGCTATTTATAACCAACAAAGGTATGCGTTCGAGCAATTTAACAATCAGTTATACGGACAAAATGCTGTTAATGGTGGTATGACTGACGGACTCACTTCAGGTCTAATTGATGCCCTTGCTTTTGAAACCAATTATTGTTATTATTATGTAAATGTATCCAGAATGTTGCCTGTGGAGGAATCCGTTCCAAAGTCTATCCAAATCATCGGCACAAATTACTCTGCTAAAGCAGTTGATTTATATTGCTTTGTAGAGTATGGTGTTTCTGTGGAAATTGACATCCTCACAGGTGCGAGAGTTTAGGCAAATAATTAAGTATGATATAATGGTATAAAAGGCATTATATTTAGTTAAGGAAATCCCTGAATTATTTTCTAATATAAGTATATAATGTCATTAGTTCAAATTGATGTATCTCATAAACAACTTTCAAAGTTGAGAAACGGACATCCAGTTAGAGTGAAGAAGGGTAGAGGATTTAACCTAATAGTTCATCCAGAAAGATATGATATTATTACTCATACATTTAGCAGAGGGAAAGCACTTGAAATCGCATTATCACCTGAAGAAATTGTTGCTAATAAAGAATTCGCTATGTCGCCAGAATCGCATCAACATATGGAAGAAGGTGAAAATGGTGAAATAATGGGTCGTAGTATTTTCCATAAAATCGGTAAATTTGTTAGAGGAGCGGTAGATGCTGGGCGTAGAGTAATCAAAATTGGAGCACCCCTTATTAAGGATAAACTCGGCGGTATAGCAAAAGAAGCGATTGGTAAAATCGCAGAACAATATGGGGTTCATCCAGATATCGCTGGTTTAATTAAACAAGGTGCTGAATTGGGTGTAGGACATTTAGTTGATTCCGCAGGTAAAGGAATATCAAATGCTGGTGGTCCTCGTTCTCGGTTTATTAGCAACTCATTAGACGGACAACTTAAGAGTGATGCTATGATGAATGAACTAAATAAAACTCTTGGAACTAACTACGGATATTTAGGAAGAGCAGGTATTGCTAATGTGATGGCACATACCGCCAGAGCAAAAGATACTGGGATTATGATTGGTGATAGACATAATCTTAATGGTCTTACAGGATTGCCATCTGGTAAAGGTATGGGTCTCGGTACTGGTTTATATGCTTCAAATGTTAGAGGAAGGGGTATTGTAGGAAGAGGCGGTAGTTTTGTAGCACACCAAACATCTTTACCACCACCACTTCAATCACAACCATTTGGAGCAAATTTCCAATTTCAACACACATTACCACCACAATACCAAAAATTCAGTAATGGAGGTAGTATGGTTGGATAAATACTTTTTAGAACTAAATTAATTTAGACAAAATTAATATCTAAATTAATTATATAATGCTTACAGATACACAAGTCAAAGATTTGGCAAAGCGAATGAGTGTTCCTTTGGTCTTCGTTGGATTCAAAGATGAACTACCAAAGAAAATTGATTATAACAAATGCTACATAATTAATATGGAAAATAGTATTAGTGATGATGGTAAAGAAAATGAAGGGTCACACTGGGTATTTCTACAGACGAATAAATATCCTGATGGTAAAATAGAACCTATTTATTTTGATTCATACGGACAACCGCCTCCAGAGGAAATGAAAAAGTTTGTTATGGAAAATACTGGTAAGTATTTGCCATATAATAAACGGGATTTACAAAGTTTAATGAATAATGCTTGTGGATATTATTGTCTTGCTATAGGACATTTTATAAATACATTTCCGCACAGGTCTAAAGATTTATATACTGATGTTGAAACTTTTTTATCTATTTTTGATGATTTAAATGAATCTGTAGATTGGAAGAAAAATGAATATATATTACAACAATTTTTTATGTCGCCTGATAAATCAAGAAAGGTTGATGTGTTAGCAGACCATATAACAGGCGAAGATGAAGCAGGTGGAAAAGATTTAATGAAAGTTCCTTGTGATATAAAGATGGTTTAATTACCTCTACACATAACTACATATTCATATCCACCGCCAGTTAATTCTCTGTATTCATCAGGTGTTCCAGTTAATCCACCAACTTCTACACTTGTTTCATAACCTAATATAGTTTCAATACCATCATATCTTATAACCGCTTCAACCAATTCATCAACCGCTACTATTCTGGTTAATGTGTCATTATCATCTTCTTCACAAAGAACATCTATATCTTCCAGATTCCAAAAAATTTCAGTATCTCTTGAAGATGTATCATCTGTGATATCGTCCCATACTTCCCTACATACAGGGCATCTTGAATTATTACTACAAGTAATTGTTTCATAACAGGGTTCGCAAAGTTTATGACCGCATATACCAAAACATTCCCTTTCTTTATCGTTTGTTAAATCTTCTTCAACACCTGTTGTATATTCACAAAAACAAACAGGACAACTTTCATTTTCATATTTAATTTCTGGTTCTGTTTTTTCTTGTTCTTCACTTTCTTCACTTTCTTCACTTTCAATATGATAAATTTCTTTTACTCGTTCGCTATATTTAATACTTTCAAATAACATATTTCTATTAAAATACGAAAGGTTATCAGTAGCATATTCAATACACTGGTCTTTCATTCCTTCAGTTGTATCAATATTAAACTCATACATTTTACCGCATATTTCTACATCAAATGTATAATTATGATTAAAAGTGATATCTATATCATTCTCTATAATAATATCAGTAGGATAAACCATACCATCAAAATAATCTTGTTCTACATTCATCTCGTAAATTGCTTTAATCAGTATCCAAGGTCTAACAGAAGTTCTATTCTGTAAATAGGGGTGTTTGAAAAACGCTTCATTATAGATTTCATCTTGAAATGGTTTCTCGTTTTCAAATCGCTCGTTAATTTGAGTAATCGTAAGTTCTTCTCCGTAAGTTGTCATTCTATTATAATAGTATATAATATCATTTCTTTATATCGTTTTTTTTTATAAATATTTATATAAATAATTTATATAAATAATTATTAAAGTAGCAAAGTAGCAAACTGGTGCGGTCTTTTAGGTATTTTTTTGCCAGAAAAAAAAGTGTATTTTGGTTTTCCAAATTGAAGTATAAAAATCCCTATAGGAATCTTCTAAAACACCGCACCAGTTTGCTACTTTGCTACCAGTATTAGGTCTAATCATCTTTCTTTACATATGTATCTAACATACCAGCAGATGAACCCATTTCAGTCATAATATTATTAACGGAATTCTTTTGCTCTATCGTATGACCGAATTTATTGGTAAGGAATGTATGACGCAACTGATTTACGCCAACTTTCTTTTCGCCGAATATTTTATTTAGTCGTTGATTCAATTTTACATTACTTAATTTATCCATCTTGGCATCAAATAATAAATATTTTGTAGGATTTATTTTAATCCATTTATTTAATATTGAGTTGAGTTGTGGCGGAATATCTACAGATTGTTGTCCGTATGTTTTTGCCGTTTTATACGAATTAAATATCATTTTCTTTTTCAATAAATAATTATCAGTCGCAGTATCAGGTGATTTGATAATAAAATCTACATAATCCTTACTTCGCCTTGGTGGAATATAAATACCCCCTAAAAGGGCAATAATAATAAAATTTTGGATTTGTTGTAAATCGCTTGGTGTCAGTTGTTTCTTTTTGTATAATAAATCAGCATTCTTTTTGAGTTCATCAAATATTTCTTTAACCTGATTTGTTTCAACCCAAGACGCTTCCTGCTCTGGAGTCTTTTCCTGTTTATGAATTTCTTTGTTATAATCCCTTACATCTTCCAACATTAAATCTCTGTAGGGTTTTTTATCAGTTATAATCACTAATGACGAAAGAATTGTCTTACGCCTATTTGGAGGCATATCTTTTAAATATGCTAAAACCTTATCAACATTTTTATCAAATTTTTCTAAATCAACCTTATCATCGTTAAATACTTTATTGTATAATGATTTAAGAATTGACGAATAAGTTGTAATACTACTTTTAGAAAGTGTTGGTCTTTTAGAGTGAATATACTCTTTAATATTTTCCATA